GAATTCTTGCTAAGAAACGTTAAACCCTGTTTCCTGTTTTTCCTTGTCTATTTGATTGTCAATTTCTGTTTCAAGTTTTTCTAAGTCAATCAATTAAAATCACTCCAATCGCTTTTTTTCTTTTTCTTCTTTGCTTTGCTTATGTCATATAGTCCTAATTCTGTATACATCATGTATTTGCCTTCAAATTTTAGTTCAACTGCTCCTGTGCTACCTCGCCTATTTTTATTGATTATTAGTCCGACTTTGTTATTCTCAACGTCTGTTTTCCATAACATCATACTTTTTACAAGGTCCTGTTCTATTGCTCCGCTATCTCGATAATCGTTTAACGAAGGAATATTTGTTTCCTCTTTATCTCTATTAAGTTGTGAAATTATCATTATTGGACATCCTAAGTCTGATGCTAATATTTTTAATTCTCTTGTTATCGCTGCAATCTCATAGTTTTTATTTTGCTCCCTTTTAATTGGTGACATTAATTGCAGATAGTCAATAATAACTAACCCTAAATTTTTAAACTGTTGACATTCTGCTCTTACTGCTGCTGTTGTTAATCTTGTTTTGTCGATTATTTTTATAGGTAATTTTGACAAATCGTTTGACTTGCTAATAATTTTGTTGTAATAAATTGTTTTTGTGGTTTCGTCTAAACCGTCAAATTTTTCAATTAAATTGTCCATAGGAATGTATGCCTGATTTGCTATCATTCTTTCGTAAACTTCATATGCTTCCATTTCTTGTGTGAATATCGCAACTGTTTTGCCTTTTTTAGCAACATTTAAAGCTATGTTTGAACTAAATGCACTTTTACCACAACCGGGCCTTGCTGCCAAACCTATTAATTGCCCTTTAAACATTCCTTTTAACATACTATCTATTAGCGGAAAGCCTGTGTCACATCTATTGCCATCTTCTTTGTTTGCAAGGAAGTCAAGGTATTCAAGTGAAACATCTGTCATTGTTTTTACTCTTTTATTGCTATTATTAGTTTCATTTCTTAACTCATAAAGTCCCTGTAATAGCTTGTCTATATTTGCGTCAAGTTCGCCTGTATCATTAATTCCCTGGCTTAAAAGTTTTTCAAGTTCTCGTTTTTGATACAATTCTTTTAACAGTTTCAAATTGCCCTTTAAATCGTATTTAGTGATTACATTATCTGAACATCTAATTAAATGCTCGATTATGTTTTTATCTGCATATCCGCAACTTTTTAAATACTCTTGTGTTGTAAACACTGTAAATTCTTCCTTGTTTACATAAGAGAACTTCGCTTTTTCAATTATGTCCTTATTGATTTTCTGGTAGAAGTAATCAGGATTGAGAGAATCGAAAAATTTAATTGCATCTTTAAAATTTGTAAAAAGTATGCCTATTATGCTATTTTCAAGTTCCAAGTTTATGTTTTTCAATTAATCACCTGCCAATCTCATTTTGCCTAATAGCACTAAATATTGTTTTCTAAATTTCCCTGCTGACATTATATTTGTCTGCCAAAAGGGGTCTCGTTGACTAAATACTAATACGTCTTTAATATCGTCTATATCGTAACCGTCAATTCTAACCATTCTATCAAACTCAACCGCCCATCTTTGAAGTGTTGCTTCGTCCTTTAAGGGTACGTCCAATCTTTTAGCAATCTGCTTAGACAGATAATTAGCGAGCTTGTATTCCTTATCATCCTGATTAAATGTTTTTTTAATCTTAGAATCCTTCTTCGCTTCCTTTTCAGAAGGAAGAATATTATTATCATTATTATTACATTCTTTATCATTCTTTTTAGTATCCACTAAGTGTTTCTCAAGTGTTTCCTCTGCATTCCGTTCACTGTTACCCTTATCAATTTCTGATTGATACAACCCCCAATTTACAACGTTTATAATTGTCCCTTTACTGTTACTCTGAACGGATATCATATTTTGCTTAACAAGCCAATCCAAAATTGATTTAACAGTTTTTACGTTAGGTTCTTTCCACTTTCTACCTTCATAATAACCGACGCCTTGCGCTATCAATCTGTACGATGTTGCGTGTTGTCCTGGCTCAATCAATGTAAATGTTCCATCTTTATTGGGTATTTTTCCGGTTGAGTGATTTACTGAATACTTTATCCATTGCCATACTCTGTGATACATAGGTGGCATTAACCATATGTCTGATTCTAATTCTTGTCTCCAATCTTTTATAAATCCAACTTTAGACAATCTATCACCTCCCTTAAAAGGTGAATTTACAAATCCATCCAATAAACCGGCTCTGTAATCATTTTCGTACTCTTGCAATAATCGCATTTCTCACATCTGATTGGTTCTGCCTGTCCTTCTTTGAGTTCTTTAACTCTTAAAATATAAGGCTCTAATTCTTCAAGAGTTGTTTTAACAAAATCTTTCAAGCTGTTTTCATCCTCTGTCTCAAACACGATTAACGCTTTATCAGGTACTTCTTCCTTGCTCACAGCTATTATATGTGGCGTAAAATAACTTCCTAAATTCTGTCTAATGATTTCGCAATAAATAGCCATCTGCCAATCGTAACGCCACGCAAGAATGAAATTAACTTTTCTTCTGAAATAGTCCGACCAAACATAATCGGAAATGTTTCTCATAACTTTTAAATCTGCAAAATATTTCTTCTCTTTGTTCAGTAAGTCAACCTTAATTTTTATCGGTAGACCGAATATTTCGCCCGTGTAGATGAATTCTTTCTCGCATTGAGTGATTATGCTATATATGGCTTTATCGTTCTTTAAAACGTCGATTATGGTGTCGCATATTTGAAAACTTGCTTTTAGTCCTCCTGCATTTTTACCCTTAGAAGCCATTATTTCGGGATGCTCTGCAATGAATTCTTGTAATTTACCTTCCGACCATGCGTGAACATATGAACCTTGTAACATTGCTTCGGATGATTCTTCTTTTGTCCATTCACCGTTAAGAATTGCCATTTCCCTTGCTTCACATTCGATAAATGCTTTTATTTGAGACGAACCGCTATATTTACGGTTCATCTCGCTTGAAAGATAATTATCATCTGTGAGGTTGTGCAATGTATTATTATTCATTTTTAAAGGTTCGGTAGTTTCTGTTAAATCTGTAATTTTAATGTTGTCCATTTTACACCTCCATAATCGGCGGTTCTGGTAATGGCATCCAATGAGTTATGCAATCTGCGTGTTTTCTGTAATATGTATCTCCGTTTTCGTCATATTCGCATATATAAAAACCATCTTCTTTTGCCTTTATTTCAAAGTCTTTATTGAAAAGCGTATTTAATAATCTTTCTGCTTTTGTCTTACTCATATCCCTATCAATTTTAGTGTCTATTACAGTGCCTTTTGTGTAGTAGGTTAAAAGGTCTATTTGGTGTATATCAAACGGTTTATCATAGTAGTAAGTTAATACTTCTTGTTCGTTTTCTGGTAATTTATCTTTAGCGCTTATCCAATTATTCATCTCCCTGCCCCTCTCTCATAAAGTCAGGCAAATCATCTTCTGAAATTTCATCGTCAATTATTGAGTATTCAGCTTCTTCAATTTCCTTGTCGTCAAGGATATTCTTCGCTTTGCCTTTTGGCTGTTGTTGGTCCTTGAATTCTGCGTCTCCACCGTCATCATAGGCTTGTCTTTGTTCAATGCTGTCAAAGTCAAGAGAAATATTCTTACATAATCTTCTTAAAACAGTTTTCTTGCACATTTCGCCATAACTCTTTGTCCATGTAGGACCTTTAGGCATTTTGGAATAATTATCTCTTACTGCTTCAATCTCTTTTTTACTCATTGTTTCATAAATCATTGAACCGTCATTGTAAAAGCAAACTGCAAATGCTCCGATAATTTCACCATCATTAAAAGGCTGTGGCTTAAAACTTATATATTGTTGTCCGTCTCTGATTTCTTCTACAAAATCATCACCAACTCTTACAAGTTTTGCGTAAATGTCTTTGATAGGATTAATTGAATACTTTTTAGCAAGTTTCACTTCGCCTTTATAGTCTGTTTGGAATTGCAATCCATTTCCATATGGAATTGCGTAACATTCCTTATTCATAAAATCAAGACCAAGCAGACCGCCCTTTAACATTGTTCTTGCAACTGAAATTGGGCTGCATTTTTCTATCCCTTTTGTATCTTGAAGTACAGTCATGCAATTTTGCAAAAACCTTGTTTTGTTTATGTCTTTTGGTAGTGCCTCTGTCTTACTTATTAATAAATTGTTTAAAGT